TATCAAAGATTTTCTTACCGAAGTCGTAAAGGAATACTTTACCTTCATTGGCAGGATTGGATGGGTCAGATACTACCATGACATTTGCGACATAGTGTAGTCTACGTTTTTGTTTACGTGCGACTTCTTTGTCTTCATCGATACCACTGTTCCAAAGACGTGAGTTATACTCACTCACTGGGTCGTTCTGTCCGTTAAGAGTAGTCAGAGACTTCTCAACGTACCATTGACCAGTAGGCCCTTTAAAGAAGTGATCGAAGTATCGAACCCACGGAAGTTCTTGACCTTCAGCGGCAGGAAGGAAACGAATCTGTGCGAAACCGTTACCGTTATCATCAACAGTTGGTTTCCAGAATCGTAAATCTTCGTACTTGTTTTTAGTTTGTGTTCCCCCACCAACTTGTTGAGCGGCAGCTGCCAACTTCGACACGTCAAGGGAATTAGATTTTAGGTTTGCAAAAGACATTGTATTACTCCGGTATTATTTATATTGGTTATATTATTTGTATTAAGTGTATGCATTGTATCATAATAAAGAAAGAAAGTCAAGCTATTATTTATCACTTGGCAATCTTTCACCTTTTTCAAGAAAATTAAGATTCATAGCTTCCAACTCAATCTTCTCCTTGATGGATACCGCGATATACTTCTTGATATCCTCAATCTCTAAGTTGTTATCTTCACAGAGATAAACAACGGCATCAATGTAATTCATTGACTTGTATCGTACCGTATCTTCTACCATACGGGTAAACTTCTTTCTGTTCATGAAACTAGACTCTTCTTGCGAGGAATCTACTCCACCCATTTGAAACTCAACTCTCATCGACAATATCCTCTTCTTCAACTTCTTCATTATTAATAGGGGAATATATCTGAGTTCCGAACTCAGCTTCCAACTCTCTAGTCCAAGTTGTTGCTATATCTGGATACCAAGTCCCGTAACTTCTCTTAGGTCTACCATCATCATAGTATGCCATAGTAGTACAGACAGTCATGATACGAGATTCTCGTTTCTCACCATACCTAAAGTCACTCCATATACCACCACTGAGATACTTCTTCATGTTGGATATGTAAACTTCTAGGTCGATATATTGTCCTCTTTCCTTAGAGACCTTAGAGTCCTTGAACATCGACATTCCTTTCAGTTCAAGTTGGTTTGCTTTCAACCACTCCTTAACTTTCTTCCAGTGTAGAAAATGATCTTCAGGTTGGTTTCGTAAGTCTTCATGTACTGACTTACTACCGTCCGCCCCTCTCGCTTCACGTGCCTTCGCAAGACGTTCTGTCGCTGCAGCCTTCTGTGCATCAGACATCGGTTTGCGTTTACGTTTAACTTTCTTGCGTTCGAAACCAAGTTCTTTCAAAGAGGCGAGTTTCTTCGCCTCTCTGGTTGCCTTTGCCTTCTGCGCTGATGTAAGTTTTTTAGTGACCATAGTATTATATAGTATACTTTATAGAGTGTTAAAAGTCAAGAGTGAATCGACACGAAATGAACGCCAGTCTGATACATCCAGATCGAACACACGTACTGCGAGTTGGTTCTTCTCAGTGTTTGCGTTTGCATCTGTCTTAGGCATCTTGTCTACCGGAATCATATCTTCCACCAGAGTTGCTCTCATTTCACGTACTGCATTATCTTTCACTTTAGTGAACGACAAGTTTACTACACCTAGGCGTAGGGTGTTAACGATTTCTTCATAAGTCATATTGTTCTCCATTATCATTTTTCCTATTGTAGTTTAAAAAGGTGTAGTACTTGAAACACAAGAACGAAATATCTAGGCAGAATCCATCATATAAACTAATACTAATAGATGGGGTCAACCAGAACTCTCTTTCCGATGTCCACTGATTACAAAAACGATGTTCACGTTTGCGATCATAATCATTGATGTCGTGCATTATGCTACTCCTTCCTTAAACCATATTGGGGTTTCGGTATTCTTCCATCTTGCAAAGTCTACCTTTTCTTTTATGTAGTAGAAACGGTATGCTTCTACTGGGTCTTCACGTTTGCAATACTCAGGCATTGCTTGTGCGAATTTTGTAAGTCTTCCGACTAAATTTATATTACGTGGTGCAAACCATACATAACCACCTAGTTTATCATAGGTCATGTGTACACGTCCGTATCGTTTCTCATACTCCTTCGCAGTTGCTTGGAAGTGTTTGAACAACCATCGGTAGTTCGCTGCATTCTCACGTATCCATATGTTGGACGGGTGATTGACATGTGATGCTTTGTACAAGTCTTGTTCTTGTGCAGCACCCCTCAGTCTCCATCGTTTGATGTTACGACCATTCTTAGTCTTGTCTGTATACAACTCACCATCTAGTACACGATGTGCGGTAGACAACATCTGACCATACTCAGTGACCATCTTGACCACGTGTTTGTCACACATCATCTGTGCGGCAAGTATAGGGTCTTTGTCTAAGTGGAATATATTCATAGATGTGATATCTCCGCAAGTATTTGTTCTACCTGACCAATGTTTTGATAACCAAGAACATTGTCCGTTATGGGTGTAGTATAACACAACTCACCTTCGTTGTCAAGCACCGCAACCTCATATAGACCTTTCTTTCCGCCATACGAGAAATTATGTTTAACCACGGACGCACCATAATCATTATCAAATTTGTAAACGAGTTGGAATCCATTTACATAGTCCATGTCGTTTTTCTCAATGGTACAACCACCTTTTATAAGTCTCGCAAGACCGTTCGGGACATTCATGCCGCTAACTCCTTTCTCATTATCAATACAAGTATTATATCACACTTCTTTGAAGTTGTCAAGCAAATACTGCATATTCTTTTCAACATACTGTTCATAAGAGATTTCTTCGTCTTGCCACTCCCTACGTTCAGCACAGTTGTCTACATACATCGCCTTTGCGAATACTTCAAACGGGGTTCTATCATCTGGATTTAATAACATACTATTTTCCTATGTGTTTCACGTCTGAACGTGAGATTACTTGATATGCACCCTTATTATAGGCTGGTGCTACCGTGAACTTCTTAGACTCTTCAAGTCTATATGAATTGTCTACCCTTACAATATCACGTCCCATATCACTCTTAGAAGGGTACTTCTCGCGGTTATCGTCACGATGGACAGGATAGGACTCTAAAGGTTTAAACTCCGTCTTGGCACGTTTAGGGGTGGCCTTCCACGCATTAGTCTTACGCTTCCGACCATGCATATCATACTTCATCGAACTATTAAATGTTTGCATTTCTTTCTCTTTCATGACATTATACATACACTATACAGAATTAAACACCTTTTGTCAAGCACTTTAGATAAAAAAACTTATAAATAGTATGACAGGAGAATGATATGTCCAATGAACTATTTGATTTTGGTTTCACACTTGTAGATGAGAACGAACTAGATGCGGTGCAAAATGCACAGGCGCAGGTAGCAAACGTCTCTACATCTGTGTCCGAAACACAAGAAAAACTCGATGCGTTGTTTGGTGCGATTCAACCGTTACTAAACAATCTCAAGGCAAACCCAGAGAAAGAGTATATTCTCTGGCCTAAACGACTAGAGAAAATCGAACTGTTTGAAGACCACATTCAGTCCATCTACTCAGGAATAAAGAAATGATTCTATATAGAACCCAACCGAGAACGTCAGAACAAAACACCATAGTTGACTTAGAAACTAAAGAAACAATGATGTCCACAATTCGTGACGGCATTCCAAAGTTTAATGGTAGGGTAACCAAGTTCAGTGATATAACAACTCTACTGACAGACGCATCGCTTGTTGACGGAATGCTTGCGACTTCGGGATATCAGAACATTCTGGTTGTGACTTCTTTCGAAAACAACCAATATACTCAATTACGAGATAGGAACTACCGTCCTATAAAAAGTGCGGGTGACCATCTGTTACCTATTGTACACTCGGTGAACGAGACACACGGCAACATCTATGTCGCAGAACCCAAGATGGGAAGTATCTTCACCTCGTTATATGAAAAGTACGACATCAACACAATTCCGGTTGACTCTTGTTTTAAAATTGACAGTACCTTCAAGATAAAGACTGACGTTAAGTTTGATGCTGTTGTCCTATTAGGTAGTGAGTCATTACAAAACGGTAAGTTTAGTGCCACTGATGTTAAGGCAAAGTTTGCAAAGTACTGCACCGAAGACTTTGATTTGATCGATGTTTACCGTGGTGACACAAAGACTAGAAACCTAAAAGGTGGGTC